AGGTTTCCAACAAACAGGTGTAGCAAGTATTGCATCTGGAGCACCGGGACAATATCAATCTATGGTAACACCTAACCCTACACCGTTGCAAACTGCACTAGGAATAGCTTCAGTTGGTGGAGGATTACTAGGAAACTATGGTGACTATTTAAGAGGAAAAAACACAAGATAATGAATAACAACAACTTATATAAAAGACCTATGTTTAGAAAAGGTGGATCTGCTGAAGGCGGAATTACATCTGGACTACAAAGACCTGGTTACAATGTAGGTAAAAGAGTTCAAGATGTTATGGGTGAAATGAGATCAGTTCTACCACAAAGAAATACACCTGGTCGTAGATTCAATGATTTCTTAATTGATTTTGGTTTAGACATTGCATCTAGATCACCACAAGGAAATATATTTCAAACAGCTGCACTATCAGCTAAAGATCCTTTTGCTAAATTTCAACAAACACGAGCAGCAGGTGAGGGTTTTGAGGATAAGTTAGCTCTTGGTGCATATGATGTAGTTAAAGGTGAACAACAAGCAGAAAAAGATTTTGAACAGAAAAAAGATTTAATTAGATTAGAAGCAGAACTTAACCCTAAACTTAAAAAAGTATTTAGAGAAGAAATACCTGAAGTTAGAATAAATGAATACGCTAGTTCTTTAGAAGAAAATGATTTTGATTTTATTAAAAACAATGCAAGAGAAATCGCAAGTGACATTGTAACTTATAACGTATTTAAAGAAAAAAACCCTGATTCTAGTCCAGCTAAAAAAGATTTTAGAGGTATACTTCCTTATGAATATGATAAAAAAACAGGAAAACCCGTACCCAACTATGAAACTATTACAGTAGGACAAGTTTTTTATAATCCCGAAGACGGTTTATTCTACGAAAGGGTAGCTGAAGAGGGTATAATCGGAACAGATTTTAAAGCACTTGATCCTTTCACATACGATTAGGAGATTAAATGGCTTTAAGATCAGGTATTGGAATCACCGAAGAAACAGATAAAGAAAAAAATAAACAGAAAACTATCGAACGTACGGTACGAGGTAGTAAAATTAAAACTACTGAGGCTGATGAAAAAGAAGTAAGTGGTCTTACATCCGCTGCCGCTGGTGTTGGTTCAGGTGTAGTTAAGACTGTAGAAGGAGTTGTGTCTCTTGGAGCAGAGCTCATGGACCTTGGACTTACAGAAAATGCTGCTGACGAAGTAGAATCATTTTTTGATACAATAAATATTTTTGAAGACACAGCTAATGCAAGAGCAGCTGGTAAAATTACACAAGCATTAGTACAAATAGGTGTACCAGCAGCAGCTGGTTCTAAGCTAGCAATTAAGTTAGCAGACAAAGCATTAAAAGCTAAAAAAGCTGGTAAGTATGCAAATATAAAAACAGCTAGCGCACAAAAAGGAATTAAGAAAGCAAAAGAATTAAATAAACTTACTGGTAAAAAAAGATTTACTGCATTAGTTTTAGGCGGTGCAGCTGGTGAAACATTAGTGGGTGACACTGAAGAGATAGGTTCTTTTGGAGATGTGTTTGAAGCCGGACCCACTCAATTAGATAGAGAAGAACGCGAAGACTCAAGCGATGATGCAGTTAGAAAACTTATGAATAGAACTAAGTTTGCAGCAGAATCTGTGTTTGTTACACCATTTGTATATGGTGTAGGACTAGGAGCTAAAACATTAGCTAAAAAAGGAAAAGAACTAGCTTATAGTAACTCTAAAATTGCTAGAGGACTAGATAAGTTTGGTGCAATTTTTAGACCAAGAGCCAGTAAACCTGAACCTGTATTTTTATCTAAGATGAAGGAAAACGCACGTAAGATGGCAGACACTAATTTTTCTATGGAACAAGTAGCAAGAATAGATAAAGTAACTAACAAATACTTTCCAGCTACTAAAAAGTTTTTAGATAAAACAGGTGAGTCTGGAAGAAAAAAATTTTTAGCTGATTTAGATAAAACTTTATTTAGAGGTGATCTTAACAAAGAAGGTTTAGATAAAACATTACAAGCATCATTGTTAAAACAAATGAAAAAAGCTGAGGTGCCTGTGCCTGATCAATCTATTATATTTAAAGGATTAAAAGATACACGTAAAAAATTTAAAGAACTATTAGAAATTACAGCTGGTGGACCAGGAGCTAAAGTAGATTTACCTGCAGGTGTTGGTGTAGATCTTCGAGCTTTAATGGGAGAGAGAATAAAAGATTATATTGGTAACACTTATGCTATGTTTCAAAATAAAGAAGCAGGTTTGTTTAATCAATTTAAACCAGCTGCAAAAGATAAAGAAATGGTAGCAAATATGTTTATGAGATACGCTGCTAAAAATAAAAATCCTATTAACGATTTTGAAGCAGATCAAATGGTAGATGAATTAATTGCATCTGCTAGAAACATGGACCCTAAAAAAGATACATTACCTACTTTTGCATATCAAAATTTAACTAAAAGTGCGGAAGACGCATATAATATTAAAACGTTTGCACAAACACTGACTAAAGAAACAACTGATGGAGACAAAACACTACAGGTTATAGGTAAAGGTAGTAAAAATTTTAGAAAATTATTTGGTGAGGTAGAAGATGTAAGACATTCTATTTATGAAGGAGTTAATAGATTGTCTATAGTTGCTAGAAAAAATCAATTGTTTGATGAAATATTAGATACAGATGAGGCTATGAAAGCAGCTGTAAAAACAGACACTCCTCCAGGTCAAAGAGGATTTTTTCACTCAACACCACTAGAAGCACGTAGAGCTTTTGGTGATATACCTGGTGACCAAATTGTAAAGATAGATCCTTATGTAAAAGAATATTTTAAAGATGGTGTATTAGTTAATAGACTATCTGGTATGTACACAACAAGAGCTATCGCTGAAGGTTTTTCAAACGTGTCAAAGATACAAGAATTTATGAGAGGTGAAACTGGTGGAGCACTTGGTAAAACTTTTTCATGGGCGTGGCGTAATTTATTATTAACGCCTAAAGCCGGTGCACAATATGCTAAAACAATTTTATCTATACCTACACACATAAGAAACTTTTTAAGTTCTGGTGCATTTGCATTAGGTAATGGTACATTATTTGAAAATCCACAATTAATGAAAGAGGCTTTGCAAAGAGCAGGAGCAACTGTTCAAGTTGGAATTAGAAACCCATTATCTATGGAACGTTACAGAAGATATTTAGAACTTGGTGTAACAAATACAAATGAAAGATATTAGATTTGGAGATGGAAACCTTGCAACAGATAGTATTCTTAGACCTATGTTAAATTCTTTAGGAGCTTTAGGTAAAGGAGTTAAAAAAGGTGCAAAGACCATGCAAGATTTATACGTTGCAGAAGATGACTTCTGGAAAGTGTTTAACTTCGAAGTAGAATATGGAAGATTATTTAAATTAAATAAAGATAAACTATTAAAGATGTCTAATGAACAGATGGAAGAAATGGCAGCTAAGATAGTAAGAAATACTGTACCTAACTATGCATATGTAGGTGAGTTTGTAAGAGCTGCACGTATGTCACCATTTGGTAACTTCATGTCGTGGCCATCAGAA